CAGTAGCAGCCAAAGCATCTTCATCTGCTGCAACTCTCACGTACACTTCAAAGTCAGAAGGAGATGGACGGTTTGCAGTAAAGATAACTTTCAGTCCAACAGACGATTCGTCGACGGTCACTGGTACAGTTATGTGTTGTGCTGCGTACCTAAATGTGTTATAGTCAGGTGTATTCGTCGTCTCGTTATAAACATTATAGTCAATGACATTTTCTAATGCAAGAACAGAGACCCTCTGTAGGTCAATGACTGGAGAAACTTTAGTATCATTTGTCGTCATCTGAAGATTGAACTTCATGGTCTCTGAACCACCAGCATTATCCGACGATGCCACAACGCTCGGTAATGTGTTGGTGTTGTAGTCATTTAAGAATACGGGTTTCGCATTATTTAAATCAGCAGGCAAGCCGTAACCAAACTGATTGGTCGAACGAATATCACCATAAGATGTAACAGAAGGACTAAACAACTTAGCAGATATGGTTGTTGAGTTTGGTGTCACAGTTTGTATCTGTGGCACGAACTCATCGTAGTAAACTTGTTGAGACGCAGTAACATCATCACCACCACCTTGAGCGGAAGATGTTGCGGTAGTGGCCACAGTGATGTTGTATCCATCCCATGTTGGGTTAGATACTAGGAATGTTCCCACGAAGTCGGTTGATGGAACTCCACCAATTGCATTGGGTACGTCAGAAATAGATACTGTATCGTTGTAACTGAATCCGTGACCTTCTTGGTAGATCTTAACAATCGAAGATCCTTGAGTAGTATCGATAGGATTAGAGCCAAGAGTAACCTTTGGTAGTGGTGCATTATCAAGAACAAGGTCACCAGATGCATCAAAGTCAGCACGGTCTAATTCAAACATTAGATCTTTAGTCTGGTCTGGAGTCCATGTGAAACCATTTTGTGATAGGAACAGAGAACCTAAAGTAGGTTGTCTTGTAACTCTATCTTCTCGTGAACCGAAAACGTTTTGATAAGTTTCAGCAATATAAGCATTATATCCCACTGACTCTGCAAGTAATACTATACAGTATTCTTCACCACTTGTCAAGTAAATTGGTTCATCAAATTCAACTATTGTTGGAGAACCTTGTACATCTTCAATTGTTTCGGGATTAGTTGCAATCGCAATGTCAGCAGGGTCAATAAACTTGACTGCGCCAGGCACGATGCGTGTAGTTGGTATACCATTCTCTACTGGACGAATCTGAACCTGTAGAGGAATGTTATCATCTTTGGTCGACAAGAAGATTCTTGCTTTAGTTATGAATAGACCGTTAGGGTTCTCTGTCTGGTCAACGAAGAATGTCTGTGCGAGAGGGTCTTGACGACCAGCACGTCTACCCACTATACGAGTACTGCGTACAGTTCTCTGTACACTCTCGATAGAACCTGTTGATGTGTATGCCGCACGAGTTGTAACTGTTGCTTCGTCTTCGTCATTGAGACTTACATCAAGAAGTTTAAACTCATGGGTACCAGTTCTAAAGTTGATAGACGGTGTGTTAGGTAAGAAAAAACTACCAATCAATTCACCGTTTGCATCTGTCTGTAGTGGAGACTTTCCACCCAGAGCAGATGGATATTCTGGTTCATTTGCATACTGACTACCAAACTCTGTAGGATCGTCCGAGAATCTTGAAGCAGTTGTCTCTTGTCGCACCCATGAACTCACGTCTTTATTACCGAAGAATGCGAACATCTTAGTGTTAGGACGAAGACCCTTGGCAGTGAAGTGGATTCTACGAGAACGCATGAACGGAACAATCTCTACATCTGCAACTTGTTCACCGATGAAGTCTTGAATGCTTCGAGTTGTATCTCTGAACGACACGTCTCTTGGTATTGTAGTGAAGAGTCCAGAATTACCGATATTACTAAACCCTCGACCTTCACTTGAATTAATCCATAGGTCGGCTTCGAAGTTTTCTAATCGACGTACTGTGGTCTGCATAACAGGTGGTAGGGTTCGAGTCTCAACCCACTCATCCGAAGATGGGGATAGTTCCATATGTCCGGTTTGAGTCAATACTGCGAATGGGTTTACGTTCATTGTATCTGTAGCAAGTAGTTGCGATACTAGATTGACATCTGTGTAAGGTAGAGTTACTAGGTCACCATGCTTCACAACCGCGTCGACATTGTCCGTACTATAAGAAAGACGAACTGAGTTCTCACGGAAGGATGGTTTCAACAATCCCTGTGGGTCGATAGACGCACGATAGTTATTATTGTTGATATCTGAGAAGGTAAACGAACTAAAGTTGTCCGCAATGAATCCCGCTTTAGTACGTGCATTGCCCGAACCGTCTAGTACAGTCAATGCGTTAGTGTTGGACTCTAACAGACTCAAAGTAGTTAGTTCGAATAGGTCTGTTACACGTTGTTCCAACTTACCGATATCTTTCATTGTGAATCGTTTGTTTGGAATGAATGTGCTAGTAAGGTCGGCAGTACCAAATGTGTATGGGTTCAATCGGAACTTGTACAGTGCCATTGAACCTGTAGGAATCTCTGGTTCACGTGGGATTACATTGGACTCACCTTGAATCACCTGTAGTTCACCGAACCCGATGTCACCACGACTGTCTGTTGCGTTGGCAACTAGAATGTCGATACGTGGTAGGTAGTACTGTATATTGTTAATTGTGATTGCCGAGGCATTCTGTGGTAGTTCGGCCCTAACATCAAACTCACCTAGGTAGGTAAATGCACGAGAAGGACGGAAGTCCAAAACGTCACGCATAGAGATTACTTGACCTGTTGCGGTGGTGTAGTCTGGGATACTTTCGTAAGTGTCGTCCACATAAGAACTTGCGGTGAAGAAAACACCGTCATCTTGATGGTCGTAATAAGTATAGGTTACCTGAATCTCAGAATCACCACCGTGCGGTATAACATACCCTGACTTAACGTATGCAACTATCTGGTCATAGAAGTTATCACGTTGACCACCATCTAGGGTGAACTGGTGAGTAATGTCTTCTGCGGCTGACCAAGCGGTATTAACATCATCTCTGAACTTGACCGATTGTAGAGCAATACCATCAACTTCTCCAGTGAATACTGGACGTGCTTGCCAGTCTACGGTGGGAATGGTTTGAGTTTTAACTCCAGTTGCAATCAGTTTGGATCGTCGTTGTACATTACTGAGTTCTACGTAGTATGCAATGTCATACTCTTGACCAGAAGTTAGTCCCGTATAAGTACCCGACATATTTGGGGTTACTGATAAAATAGGGCCCTCTGTTTCACATATTATCCATTGGTTAGTTTCAATACCAGAAAGACTAATCTCACCACTAACATCTGCTGTTTGTCTAGTATATCGTTGGATAGTGTAGTTAGCAGTGATAGGGTCTTTAGAAGGACTAGTTCTAGGTAAAGGAAATAACAAGTTATTATTTGATGCTTCGTGAATTACACTGTCTACCAACTTCATTTCTGGTTGACCACTGCCTGGGATGTTATCTACCATCTTGTCTACGTCAGAGAAACTGTAGTAACCAGAACCACCCGGCGGTATAGGATCCATACGGATGTTGAAGATGTATAGTCGAGTACCAACGGAATCTTGTTGAACACCACGCACGTTACAATAACCGATGAAATTACCGGCAGAGTTTTTTAGTCTTTGGTTTCCAAATGTATCAAGACGACCAAACCCTTCGGTCAATGCTTCATCGATATAGACATAGTTACCATATGCGGCAGGGACAGGTTCGTTTGTTTTTGTAATAAGGTCTCTTGCCTTCGGTACATTGATGTCCGTTGTACCAATCTCTAGTCGGTAACCATCTACGTATGCGATACCTTCAGTAACGTCTAGGTTCAAGTTGGTGGCATCTTTCTCTTCAAAGATTGCCTTGAACTGTTCTACTACGTAGTTACCAGACTCTTCCTTTGTGCGTTGTGCAAGAAGGTCATTGATTCGGTTGTATGCATCAAAGGTACTGACTTCACGAGTAATGATACCGTCAACAACACGTGCAACAAAAACAAAGTTCTCTTCAACTTCTACTTGGTCACGTGTAGTAGGTACTAACTTAATCTGGTATCTATGTGCACCTGGTGCAGTAGTGTCTGGCACATCACCTTGGTTATCATATAAATCAACATCATCACCTTCGGTGATTATTGCTTCTTCAATACGGAAACCAATATCTGTGGTTGGTAGTGAACTGTACTTGTCGATAAAAGAACTACCACCTTCCATATAAACGAAATGATTCTGTACAAAGAAATCACCAGCTGCAAAGTATGCTTTGGTTCCACGACCAGATGCTGGGATAGGATCTGCACTGTCATCAGCAACAGTAAGAGTAGTTGTATCTGGACGAGTTAGAGTATCCAACGAAGAAACACGAGGTGCCTTCTCGGTATAAGTTATACCAGATGTATCGGTGTACTGTACGTAAAGTGTAGCCGGATCAGTTGCAGTAGATTCGAGTGCTTCAATTACTTTGAATTCAATAGTGCCATTAGTTAATGTCTCACCTACCAAGGTAGGGTCAATAATACTAGTTGCATCTAGTCGAATGTATTCCAATTTATTGTTTACAGTAGCACCACCTGGATTGACTAGTGCACCTTCTTTGAAGATGTTGCGACCGAATCGTGCAATCTCCTCTTGGATAATTGTCTGTGATTCGATTAACTCACGTGCTTGTAGTGCTCTACCTGAGTTGAATAATACACGATGATAACTATCTTCAGGATTATAAAAATCTCGGTAAGTTTCTTTGAACGTCTTATTTGTAAAATCTGCCATGATTAATCCTAAACGGTGATTACTATCTTAATGTCTTCTTGTTGTTCTGCGTCACGTCGTATTCTGTGTCTGTTCTCAATATATAGTACTTCGCCAGAGAACCGATCTACACCATTGTCGGCATACACTAATGAAACAACTCCTGTTGCGTCTCCACCTATCTCGGTAACAGTCTCACCGACTTCAAAGTCACCGAATCCTGTTGACTCATTTTGATGGAAGTAGACGTTGTTGTTCACAGATTCATCGATGTGTGCTAGTGCTTCGGAATTAGTTCCGGTAATCTGATTACCAGCAGTAAATCCAGATGCGGATGTAAGTCTGACATAAGGTAAAACTTTTAATTTGGTTCCTAAGAAAGGTGTTCCGTCAGTGTTGTCAATGTCTTTCAATAGACCCATTTGACGGAAAGTGTTCTCTACGATGAAGGTGTTATCTTCAATTCCATTTGGTTTAATAGTGAACATTATTGAACTTGTTTTGAAATCATTTGTCTGATCTTTACCCAGACCATTATGGTCGGAAAGGATTGCTCTCAATACGCACCCAGACCCTATACCATCAACAGTGACACTTGCGTGGGTGTAATCTTGTCCACGGTTATCCATAGCGACCTTAACTACCTTACCACCTAATACAGTTGCAGTACATGCGGCACTTGTACCATTACCATCAACGGTCACTTGTAAAGTTCCATCGGTATATCCACTACCACCATCGACGACTTCAACAGATACTAGTTGTCTTGGAATTGCAGTGTTCTGAACTTCGATGAGAAGATCTTCGAATGGACCTGCTTGTGCAGGGTCTTTATCGGAAACTAGAACAGGAATATAGTTAGATGATAGGAAGTCGACCACACGTTCTGGTGATAGAGAGAACATATACTTCCACTCGTACCCATCTGTTGTGGTGAACGGTGTTAGATAAGCATCAGGTCCCACGTTACCATAGTTAGGTTCTACAGTAGACAAGTTAGGGGTTTCTGCGGTACCACCCTGTGACAAACAGATGTATACTTCTTTCTGTTCGTTCATCACATAGTATGGATGTGTAGTTTCTTTATCTGACCACACAGAGTATAACGAACCACTAGACCAATTGACACGAGGTATCACCATTGATGATGATTCTACTCTTTTAATGGACTGTAAATTGTTACGAAACTCTCTCTCTTCATGAGACGCATCAACAGCAGAAACTGCTATATCATCATCTTGAAAAATGTCAGACTTACCAATACCAATAAAGTATTGACTAGATAAATCCTGTACATTTGTCAATAAATCTCTCGCAATGCGAGACCTCATGGTTTGTCTTACGATAGCTAGTATCATTGTATATTCCTATCCTCTATTTCGGTGCAGTAGGCCAGACGACCTCTGACACTGATGTTACATTTCCAATGGTTGACGGCAAGTCTCTTAATGCTTGTCGATAGTCTCTCCATTCTTGAAGTTTTGCTTCGGTCAAAGGAGCATCCAATGACTGAGTCCAATCAGAAGAAAACAAAAATCTGTTTCTTTCCACTACGATGTCTTGTAACAATGACTCTGCGTCCCAAGACCATCCATCTGTAGAACTCCATACAGAGTGTCTGTTAGGTGGTAATCCTATAAAATCAAAAGACTCTGTTTCACTGTTGTACCAGTGATAGTCCATGAAGTATCTCGTATCATGACACCCTTCTGGAATATTATCTTCAAAGATATGAATAATACGCATAGTAGCATCTTCAGAGATGCCTGCCTTATCGATGTTGTGATGTGGTATTGATATTCTAGATATTCTACCAGTCTCAATTTTTACGTATACTACGAATTTCAAATTCATCAGGGTTACCTTACATTTTTCATTATACTATTTATAACAGTTTTATCAATATGTTTTTAAATTAATTTAGGTTGTTATTAGAGCCGCCAGTGTTTGTGTAATATACTGGAGGAGTGTAGGTTGTCGTGTAGGTTGGCGTGTAGGTTGTAGTTGGTGGTACATAGTCCGTATTGGATATCCTACTCACTACATAGTATGACGACACTATCCACGCATTACCATTCCATACTCTTAGACTGTAAGTATAACTTGAACCAGCCGGAGGAACTTCATTCACAGTCTTCGTCGTTCTCTGATTAGATGACAGGTTGAAGTCCGATACTATTATAGAACTTCCTCGGTAGATTCTTGCCGGTACTAATGAAGTTCCTTCTGTATAGAAATCAAAGGTGACATCATGTGTTGTTGATGTATGATGAATCACCTGTGGAGATGTAGATACGAACAACCCATGATCATCATCATAAAGAGTGAATTCTTTTGAGTCTAGTACTGCAAGGGTTCCTCTAGCCGCACCTATAGATGTTGCATCAGAACCTCTTCGCAATTCAATAACAAACCGTTCTCCCTGCCAACCTGTCTCCGAGGTATTGGATGGTGTACGAGTCGACTCACTTGTGTAGTTACCTATGTAATCTCCTACATAATTAGCAGTGAAGTCTCTTGTATAGTCAACACCATCAGTTCTTGTGTAAGAACTCGTTCGTGTTCCAGTAGAAGTTCGAGTTGATATAATAGTCCTAGTGAAGTCTGCGGTAGGTTCTCTAGTATATACCGGAAACCGTGAGTACGATGACGTTCTAATAAGAGCATTATTAGTGCTTGTGCGACTATATTCACCTGTGAAGTTGCCTGCAAAGGTGAGAGGTCTACTGTAAGATAAAGTACTTGCTCTGTCTCTGGTATAGTCTCCAACATAGTTACCAATGAAATCACCGGCAAAGTATCTTGTTCCTGTGTATACACTGGTTCGTGTTATAGCAGAAGTTCGAGTACGAGTAAACGTAGAAGTTGTACCTCTAGCGTAGTTACCAGTATAGTCTAAATT